GGTGACACTCACAACGTCGCTCCCATACGGCACAGTCGTTTACGGCTAAGATCTACAACATCCCGACGAGGGGGCCGCGTTCGTTTGACAGGGGCGACGCGGCTCCCGACTCGGGAGTCTTTACTCTGTCAAATCCTGTCATGGAATCACGTATGAACACGATAAAATTGTACTTTGCCGGCGAAGCTAAGGACGTACCTACAAAGCCGGTCATCTCACGCGCGGTAATCAAGAGCGTCGAAGCTCCTATCGCAACACTGCGAACACTCGGCCAAAACGCCGCGTTTATGAAGGCGCTGCAGGATGCGCCGAACGCCGCGAACGTTATCACAGTTGCGGGCGGTATCAACAGCTCGTTCGCTGAGGAACAGCGTAAGCTCATCAAGAGCGCGTATCCAAAGTGGACGAAGGAACAGATCGACGCCGAGATTCAACAGCGGACACAGGCGAAGCTCCTCGAAGAGTTTCCCGGTATTTGGTCAGCGCTTAACAACCCGGTAACAACGTTCCCACTCGACAACGAGGAAGCGATCAGCGCGTCTATTCAGATCGTGCAAGCGATCATCGACGATAAGCAACTCAGCGGCGCGGAGAAGGAAGCGCTCGCATCGTCGGAGTTTTGGGACAACCAAGATCTCCGGGAGGTAGCGCGCGCGGTCGCGAGCTTTCGAGAAGAAACTAAACTCTGAGTACAACGAGCTGCGGCGTGTTCAGGATCGCTATCCGATCCTGAGCGCCGAGGCCAAAGACGAAGACGGCAAGCCGTACCCTCGCAGGGTCACGGGCTACGACCTCGTTCCCGATCACGAGCACGACACGCTCACGGCGGTAGCTATCTCTAAACTGTGGAATATGACACCGGACGACGTCGTATGTTCGCTTAGTGCGTCGGAGTTCATGCGCCGTGCTGCAATCGCTAAGGCTGCAGAATGGTCACAACCGACGCCCGAATCCATAGCAAAGAACCGCGAGGAATCGCGTATGCGGAGGCGATAACATGGCAGTGTTTACCAATGAGTTACGACTGGACGCTTCGCCGTTCGTGAGCTCACTGAAGAAGGTGCTCACCGAGGCGCAGGCTGCAGCGTCGAACGTCGAGAACACGTTTAAGAACATCGAACCACAGATCGACACGTCGAATGCTAAGAAGGCGTTCGGCGTACTCGAAACGGAAGCGAAGAAAACCTCGTCAAATATCAAGGCCGAATTGAGCGAAGGTTTCAAGGGTCTCGGCTCATCCATCACCGGAGGTATCATCGGCGGCGGTGTCGCCTCTGGAGTTCAGGCCGGAGCTCAGGCGATCGTAGGAGCGTTTAAAGCAGTAATCGACACGGGCTCGGAGTTCGAACAAAAGGTCGCCGGTCTGTCAGCGATCACGGGTGCAAGTGGCCCGCAGCTCGACGACCTCGCAGACCGCGCGCGGAATCTCGCTAAGGAGTTCGGAGGTTCGGCAGCGACTCAGGTCGAATCGTTCCAGACGATCCTATCTAAGTTCGGCCCGGCGCTTGCAGATTCCCCCGAGGCTCTCGGGCAGTTCTCAACGAACGTCAACGTTCTCGCAAAGGCTGCAGGTCTCGACGCTAAGGGAGCCGTAGACGCGCTCTCTAATTCAATGCTGCAGTTCGGCGTCGATGCGAGCGATCCCGCGCAGCTCGCCGCGGAATCGGGACGGTTCATCAACGTGCTCGCCGCATCCGCTAAGGTCGGCGCCGCTGAGATCCCGCAGGTCGCCGAGGCGATCTTGCAAGCGGGTGTCGCGGCAAAAGGTGCGAACCTGTCATTTGAAGAAACCAACGCCGCAATTCAGGTCCTCGCCGTTGGTGGCAAGGTAGGATCGGAAGCGGGCGTCGCACTCCGTAACGTTCTGGGCTTGGTACAGAAAGCATCGGGGCCAGCTGCGGAACAGCTCTCAAAGATGGGCCTTAGCGCTGAGGGTCTCGGCGCAACACTTACGACGAAGGGTCTCGGCCCAACACTCGAACAACTCTCGGGAGGATTTAACAAGCTCGGAACGGACGCGGAAAAGAACGCCGCACTCATGAAGATCTTCGGCACGGAAAACGCCGCAGCCGCAGGCATCCTCCTTGCTAACGTCGACACGTTGAAAGAGTTCACACTCGGAGTGACCGGAACGCAGGAAGCGTTCGAGCAGGCAAAGATCAACATGCAAACGTTTGGCGAGTTCGTCTCACGTGTGCAGGCTAACGTCGAAGACTTCGCGATCTCGTTGTTTAACGGCGTGAGCGCAATCGGCAAAGCGTTCGTCGAGGTATTAGGTCCGATCTTTGGCGAAGCAGCCGACAGCATCGGCGACGCGTTCTCTGCGATCTACGACTATGTGAAGCCGGTGCTCATGGCGATTGGCGGTCTCATCTTTGGCGGTATCGTCGTGGCTTTCCAGAACGCAGCCGTAGTAGTCAAGACAGTCTTCGGTGTGATCGCTCGAATCTTCGAGTCATTCGGTGACGCTCTGCAGCCTGTGAAGGATGCGATCGCGCAGATCTTTGGTGGCGGTGGCGAGCTTGACAAGGGCCTCGACATCGTGCAGTTGTTTAAGGACTATCTATCAGGCTTGGGCGAAGTGCTGACAATGGTCTCCGACGTGATCGTCGAAGTCGGCGGCTTCGTAGTCGAGTTCCTTGTCGTGCCGTTCCAGATTTTTGCGGGTATTGTGGCAGGTGTTATCACGCGGTTCCGCGAGTGGTTCGGCAGTCAGAAGGAAAACAACAAAGAATCCGAGAAGGGCAAAGGCATTATCGACCGTCTGCGCGACGCGTTCAACAACATTCGCGGAACGATCAGCGGTGTAACGGAGGCGTTCCGAACAATCAAGGAAACGATCGGGGACTTCTTTAACGCGCTCGCTTCGTTCGATCTGAAGAAGGCGATCGACGCGTTCTCTGGATTCGGCGAGAAGGTCGCGCAAGCGTACGATAAGGGATTCACAGATGTAGCGGCGCGCGACAAAGCGAAGGCCGAAGCGAAGGCAGCCGAGGCAGAGTTCGACGCACTCGTCGACAAGATCAAGGGCGCGGGCAAGGCTGCAGAGAATCAGACAGAAGGCGTCGTGAAGAACGTCAAGAAAGCGTTTACACAGACCTCGAACGGACTGTTAGCACAACAGAAGATTACACGCGATCAGTACCTCGAACTGACGAAGCTCATCGGCGAGATTCAGGCCGGACAGAAAACGCCACCGCCACCGGATCAGGGCGACGCGATCAAGAAAGCAAAGGATCTCTTCGCAGTTCGTCAGGCGCAACTTAAGACAGAACAAGAGACACTGACTACGGCGATCCTCAAGCAAAAGCTTGACAAGGATCAGGAAAAGATAGCTCTTAAAAAACTCGAACTCGACACGCAACGCAAGATCACGCAAGCGTATAAAGAGACACTCGGAACGCAAATCGATCTCAATGCGGAGACGGGCGAAGAGCGCGTCGTATCTGTCAAGTTCAAAACAGATGACAAAGAACTTGCCGACATCAACACGCAGCTCCAGAACTTCTTACAAGCTGAGATAAAGCTCGAAGCCGAGCTATCTCTCAAGCCGGAGGAACTGGAAAAGAACGTCCAAAAGTCGCTAAAGTTCTTTAACGAGTCGTTCAAGAAAAACGCGAAGGAGCTCACCGAAGGGATCATTGATCCTATCCAATTCGAGACGGCGGTCGAAGGTTTGCGCGGTTCGTTCGCTTCGCTGCGGCAAAGCCTTACCGACGCACTCAACACGCCGGAGGTGCAAGCCTCGCCGGTGCTGGTCGCTGCGTACGAAGAACAGATCCGCCTTGTTAATCTCAAACTCGCAGAGCTCAACGCAGAAGCGATCGAGGCGACGGATAAGGCGTTTATTGCATCGCAAAAAACGCAGCTCGAAACGAACAAGCGACGACTCGAAGTTCTAAAGACTGACGAGGTCGCGAACGCTGAAGAGATACGCCGGATCTTAGAAGACAACATCGCCCTCGAGACTAACCTTAAACTCGCAGCGATCAAGTCGACAGGTCAGGCGCGCGAAGACGAAACGCGTCTTATCCTGCGCGAAGCACAGAAGCAAGCCGACGCGCTCGAAGGTTCGACAAAGAAAAGCGGCGCGGTACTCGAAGGCCTTGCCGGTGGTATCACTCAAGCCCTCGCGACTCTCGATTTCACAGGCGTATTCGACACGCTGACAGAAGAGGCAACAGCTGCAGCCGACGAAACGGTCGCGGCATTGAAAGCCGGAACGCTTGACTATCAAAGCGCCGTCTCCGAACTCGAAGGACTCGCCACGGAATCGGGAGGCATTCTCGAAGGCTTGCTGCAGAAACTGTCCGACTCGTTCCAAAAGATCGCCGACTCGTCGATCCAAAGTCTCTCGTCGATCTCGGCCGGGTTTAAGGGATCGGAAGAGGATATCGAAAAGCTCCTCGCCGCTACTGCACAGGCAGCCGCTGCGGGCTTCGCTGCAATTCTTGTATCGGGCGAAGAGTTCGGCAAGGGGTTCGTGTTCTTGATACTCGACATTCTCGACGCGACTATCCCGGCGCTCGTCGCTCTGATCCTTGGACAATCGCTCGCAGCGAATCCGCTCGTTGGTGCGGTCGTAGCGGCTGCGTTGATCGCGACGTTGAAGGGTGCGGTCGCGGTAGCTAAGGCAGCGGCGAACGGTTTCGAGGAGGGCGGTTATACGGGTAACATGGGAACGAAACAAATCGCGGGCGTCGTTCACGGACAAGAGTTCGTAATGCACGCCAAAGCGACGAAGCAGTTCCGCCCGGTACTCGAAGAGATGAACCGTGGACGCATGCCGATGATCGACAACGGCGAGTTCTCAGCGATGCGCGCGGAACTGTCAGCGATTCGCAAACGTCTCGACGGCATGCCGAACGGAATTCAGGGATCGCAGGCCGTACGTCTCGACGTCGGATTCGATAACTACATTTACGAACGTGATCGCAGGCGCGCAGCGCTTCGCGGACTAAGAGGATAACATGGCGCAATCGAATTGGAAAGTAACCATCTACGCAGCTACGACGGACACGGCGTCGACTGCATACGACACGGTCGCCACGTCGAACATTGCAGCGCTCGGGGCGACCTATTCGTACACGACTGCCGAGTTCTACATTACGGGCTCGCGTGCGACGTGGGAGGTCGAAAGCTCATCACTCGAAGATATATCAGGGTCGCGCCGTGGAACGTCGTCACGGCGTCGTGTGTTCGAAATAGAGTCGTTCCCGTTCGCCTTCGCAAATGGTGCGGGCTCGCAGGATATCGACGTGATCGATCAGATCGCAGAGATCGTCGACTCGCGTTCGTTCTTATGGGCGCGCGTGGAAGCAGGCTCGCGAACCTATCCGAGCACATCAGCAACGGCCCATCCGGTCGTCGTCAACGGGTGGGAGGAATCCATAAACGACGAAGCCGGGACGCGTCGCCTTACCTTGTCACTCGCTCACAGGTTCAAGCTATGAGTATTTACCGCTACTCACGTGAGCTCCCGAACGGGTGGAACGTCCGACTCGATCTTGTCCCGTATAACGAGACGCTATCAGGTACCGTCGTCGAACAACCTCCGTACGGCGTGCTAAACATTGGCGAACAAACGTCGGAGTTCGACGAGCTCCCGTTCGGACTGCAGAAACCGCAGACGCTCAAGATAGAACTCGACTGGGACGGACTGGCTCCCGCAGTGCGTACGCTCCTATCGACGGCACGCGGGACGAACCCGTTCGGCTATGAAGGGCGAAATACGTGGATGCTCTTCTCCGATCGTGGCACGGCCGGCGCTACCTACTCACTCGAGTTCTGCGGCGTCGAAGACAACGTCGACGCGCTGGAGTTAGAGCCGGGCGATAACGGGTACGTCTACAATGCCGAACTTGTCGACGTGGCTTACTACACTATGAAGACGCTCACGGGTTACAACCTGTTTTTCGGTTACGAGCCGGAGGACTCGACGCCCTATCGTGAGGTTTTCGACTCACTCGAAACCGGAGGCGGTGGAACAGACAATCAAACGAACATCATGTTCATTCCGAGCGCGCCCTACTACGGCTTCCGTAGTTCGTTCGAGCATGTCATGCTTTGGTTTCGTAAGGTCTGCGGTAACTACATGAACCTTCTCGACGGGCGCGCGTCTGCATGGGCTACGCTGCAAGGGACAAACTTCGACACCGGTAACGATCTGCGTAACATGATCGAAACGGCCGTCGAGATGTACGAACAAGATGTTAACGCGCCACGGAAAGCAGGCGCAGCCCTAACAAAGTCGACGGCGTATCTCACTACTCACATAGCAAACACGAGAAACGCGTCGCAGGCATATACGAACATCCTCGGAGGTCTCGCCTCACGTGGCGATAAGCTCGCATGGGGGCGCGATGATATCACCGCATGGGATATCCTGAAGCGTCTCGCGGAAACGTTAGGCGTTAAGCTCTCGTATTCCTTCGGTTATGACAACACGACGTACACATCGCCGACGCGGCCGTTCGTTACTGTCAAGTGGAACGTTCGCCGTATCGCTTCGCCGATAACGACGAGTAACACGTTCGACTATCAGGACTACACGATCGATCTGGACACAGCGCTCACGCGCCCGTCTATCAGCATACGCGGTAACAACGTGCTAAAAGGCGAAGCCCGGATCGAAGGCTTCAACGAAGAAGACGTTACCGAATGGGCGTACGTTAGCAAGGGGACGGAGGCGTCGCGATCGATCAACGTCGAGCCGATACTAAACAACATACCGACCTACAAGAACAGAACTACATCGGGCGTCGGCTTCTTTCGACAAGGGTATCTGCAAACAAACAACGTCGTCACTAAATACGCCGCGTCGAGCGATCAGCTCTTGAAAGCGCACGAAGATACCAAGATCTACTATGGTCCGTCATCGACGCACGCGATCAGCGTCTCGACTACCGCATCTGCCGAGCTACCACAGATCACAAACCTTGCACTCTACAAGCTCACACTCGCCGAACGACAGGTTCGGTCGTGCTTACCTTACGCGCTGGTAAAGTTCTATTCGACCGTTTTCGCTGAGGAGGACTCGGCGTCGATCGAACTCGAGTACGATCTGCGCGGATCGGTCGCCTACCTACCGCAGTCGCTCGGCGCGCGGCTCTTATTCCAGAACGGCGCGGCTTACACGTTTACGAGTCTCCCGTGGTCGCGTGCAATTACGACGTCGATCGTAACGAACTGGACGGAAGGCAAAACGAAAGCGCGTTACTACCTCATGGAGAATCCATAACATGCCGATTAACGATCCCGTCCGTGGGCAAAAGATAGCGCCTGCGTCGCTCGCCTTCGAGCGGTCACGACGCAAAGGACAGAACGCCGTTATCGTCGACAGTGGCGACACGGTCACGAACTACCAGGACGACGTCCTGACGAACAGCCTTGACGACGTCGCGCCGCTAATCCTGAAAGACGTGTCGAATCTGGATAAGGGCGTAGCAATCGCAGCGGCGAACGGCGAACGGCGCGCGAAGGCATGGACGGCGGAATACGAACGCGCTCTCGATTGGTGCATTGGCGACCATATCACGATCACGACGAAGGCGTTCTATCCCGTCGCGTTTCAACGTGAGGTCGTACGTAGCATGGGCGCGGCGTACATCGCCGGAGCTACGCAGGATCTCGACGTCTGGCAATATGTTTGTCCGGCCGATGCCGTGGGCGTCTATCACGTAAGCGCGATGCTGCAGCTGAGGCTTACCGCGGGCGTAGGGTGTTCTATCGCTCGCCTCGGCATCATGGTCGACGGCTCGCTATGGCGCGTGATCGACGCGATCGACAACGAGTACGCAGGCGAGAATCCGATAATCGACGTCAAGCTCTGCGGGTCGTCACTTGTCCCGCTGCGCTCAGGTCAGAAGCTGCAGATCGGTTACTTCGTCAACTCGTCGGGCGCAGCCGGTACGCTACAGCTTTTGCATCCGACCTCCGTCTATGGTTATGTTAGCGCCCACCGCACGCGATGCGATCTCGGCGGCTACGCTGATCTCCAGAACGGCGGACTCATCAACAGCCCGACAACGGGCGTCGCTTACGCGTTCGACGTCTGATTGAAAGAACACTGATCGTCTAATTGAAAGCACAACAAACAAAACAGGATCACAAATGAGTTGTCTACCAACAACACCAACGACAAACAACGTCCTCACGGACATCGTCGCGTCCAATACGGACGGATGGCTTAACGTCACCAACGTATCGACGTCGGCGCTGAGTCAATACTTCCCGGTTCAATCAACTCCGACCGTGCTCACGTTTAACGGCGTGTTCCAAACGACGTACCAACACGGGCGCGTCGTGCAGCTGCAGATCGAAGAGACGGCGTCGAGTTCGGCGAACATTAAAAAGACCGCACTCCAAGTGTATCTCTACACAGGCGCGGCCCCGGCGACGCCGACGGCGGGCGCGGTTTACAACGGTAGCGCGACGAACCTACTGGCGATCGTCGAGATCGCAGCCGCGGATTACAAGCGCCTATCCGATACAGTCTGGATCGCGACCGTCACACCGAACATCTACGTTCGCACGGGATCGACGGCATCGTCGACGAACGTCTACGCGGTCGTTCTCGCGAATGAAGGCAAGACCTACGCGGCGAGCGCTTCACTGCGCGCGCGTCTGTTCACCGAACAGTCTACGGCTCTGGCATGACGATGGAACAAATGACGCAGGCGCAGTTCATCGCAGCCGTTCGGAAGATGCTCGAGACCGTCGACATGGCTCCCGTTCGTCGCTTCGAGTTGGAACATATTCTCAGATGCTGGGGCGCTTCGCAGCAACGCGCGGAGCATGACAAGTCCATACACCCCATAGGGTTACAGGTGAAGTAACCGGATGCGATCGCCTCGGCATAACACCCGGGGCGATTTTTTTTCGGTCTAATAAAGAAAACACTTGACAAGGGTATAGGTATCTCCGTATGTTTGTGACGTATTCAATTCGTATTCACTTCCACAACGGAGCCAACAATGACAACAGCAACACTCCCAACGGTATATGTTAAGCTCGACAAAAAGGGCCGCGAGCGTTTCTATACATACAACCGTTTCGCATTCCGTACATACCCGCTTGCATCAGTAAAGGCGATGGCTCTGATATGCGAAGGCGCGAAAGTTGAGCACATGGACAATGCATGGTTTCAGCCAGCTAAGTAACTCACTACGGGGCGGAGCATCCTACACTCCACATCATTCACTTCCACAACGGGACAACCCATGCAACCCAAACTCAAAACAGTCTACGCCCATCACTGGATAGACGGCGTTAAGGTCACCGCCAAAGGCCGCACCGAATCCGAGGCGCTGAAGAACCTACTCGAGAAGCTGAAGTTAATGAAGACCAACGAAGGGTCGAAGCCATGAATGCGAATAGGAAGAACACCTGTATAATCATCGCAACAAAGGGTAGTCGTTCGCGGCGCGAAATGGTACTCCGTGAAAGCTTGTACCAGTATAGCGCTTTGGAACAGGTCATAATTCAGACAACACAAGCTTTTGGCAAGGTATACTCCGACATGCACGCCGCAGCGTTTGCGAATGGCTTCGAGTACGTCATCCACTGTAACGACGACGTCGTACTTCGTCCGGACACTATCGAGAAACTCTTCCACGATGCCGCGTATTTGAACGATGCGGGCATTAAGTGGGGATGGCTCGCAGCACGGACGGACTGGGTTAGGCACTCAGCACAGAACATCCGCTTTCCCTACGGTAACACGTCACTCGACGCCATCGGCTATCCTGAAGAGTCGCTGATCGTCGAGGTATCATCTGTCTCTCCGATCTTCGCCATCACCAAAGCCGCAGACTTCCTACCATATGCGCCGATCAACTGGTTCTCCGACGACGAACAGTGCTATCGTATGACGCAGGCCGGATTCCGTCACTTCGTCTCTCGTGCTTATGTCCACCACGTCGGATCGCAGACGATGACCCCGGAGACATGGGCGGCGGAACAGGCCGCGTCGATCGACTACCTACGTCAACACAACCCACAATTTTTGGAAGCGCACGGCATCAAATGAAACGACTACACAAGCCCAACCCCAAGACCATCTCCGACAAGCCGATTGCCATCCGTATCGATCGAGGACAATACGAGCGACTGAAGTCTGAAGCCGAGAAGCATAATCGCTCGGCAGTTGCACAACTCAAAACGATTCTCTACTTTTACTTCACAGGCATAACAGCCGACTAAGTTCCACAACATCCGGAGTTCCACATGCTTTTCGGAATCGAGTTTAAGCGCCGCACCATTGACGGCGAACCGTGGTTTCAGATCAAGCCGCACGGATTCAACGCGACGCACGTCGCAATCGCGATCACACTCTTCGCGTTCATTTGGGTAGCCTGCGCTATCACTGACGTTCCCGATGTTAAACCGACCGTAGACGTAGGGAGGCTGATCCGATGAACGAACAACTCTACCGGCAGATCATGGACGAAGTTTCCGACCTGCAGCTCTTGTCCCTCATCACTCGCAATGTACGCGAGCTAATTCACCGTAACCTCGTCACACCCGACGAAGCCGATACCCTCGTTAGCGTTTTGACGAACGCCTCACACCGCGCGGAGGGAGCAGCTCTTGCACTAAACAAACTGAAGGAGAACTTGTCATGAACTTGTACATTACCTACGAATGGAAGCCAGTCGAACAATGGTTCGAGATCGCTGGCATCTTCGACACCGTGGAAGCGGCGCGCGAGTGTTGCACTACCGATAACCACAGTTACAGCACGGTACCGATGGAGTTAAACAAAAGTTATAACGGAATCACTTTTGATGTTAAGTGGATATATCCGTCTGAGGAACAGCCATGAGTACCCCCCGCTGGCTATTCAAGCACGACGAACTCCCGTCACCGCCGCCGCTGTTCCGCTACGACAAAGGAGACACGCGATACTACGCACGTGTCACCGCTGAGGGTAACGTCATCTGGTATCCGTCCGTCACGACCGTGATACGCGCAACATCACCGACGCCGCCCGGGCTACTCGCATGGTATGCGAAACACGGCATGGACGGCGCGACGGAACTACGCGACGAAGCCGCTCGCCGTGGTACGGAGATGCACGTACTCTTCGCGGACTACCTCATGGGCAAGGCCGTAGATCTGACAGGCCTCGACGAGTTTCAAGCCAAAGCCCTCGCCGCGTTCGATCAGTTCTGCAAAGACCACGAAGTCGAGCCGCTCGCGATCGAGATCCTACTCGCTAACGACACGGAGGTTTACGCCGGGACTGTGGATCTGATCTGCCATATGACGTGGAAGGGACAACGGGTCACGGCTATCGTCGATTTCAAGTCGGGCTCGGGCGACTACCGCGACCATGCCGTGCAACTGGAGTTTTACCGCGCTGCCTTCGCACAGACGTACGGCAAAGGTATCGACGAGCTGTTTATCTGGTCACCAAAAGACTGGCGCAGCAAGCCGACGTATAATCTCAAGCAACGCACAGGCGAAGTCGACTACGAAGAGATCTACCACCGCTGCAGTCTCTACCGCATAACGAACGACGTCGCGCCAAAGGCAAAGGTCAAACTCAGCGGACGACTACCCGGGTCATTCGAGATAACGCAACACGACCCGAACGAAGTCATCCGTACCATTTGGTCGTCCGTCGTGGGCGACGACACAACGCCGACCCTATTCTGATTTCATCAACTGCGGTAACCTGTCAACGCTACCGCCCTTTCACACTATCATAGGAGTAACGCTCATGGCGTTCAACAATACAGCGCGGTCATCGCGCACGACGTACTTCACAGTATCCAACGGCAAGGTCCGCGTCCGTTTGAAAGAAGCAGCCGACGGCTCCGTAGCTCGGCAGAACAAGAACGGCGATGTCGTTCATGAGTTCGTGTATGACGAGTTCACCGGACGACTCGCAAGCGTAGCCATCGATGAGGCCCCGTTCGGTCGGCAGTGGAAGATGGTCTTCTTAGACAATGACGATCACTATACTCTTTCCATGCCGTACGACTCGTCAACAGCGCAGAAACTCTTGAACCTCCTTCTCGCACCTGAGCTCGACCTCACGCAGCCGATTACACTGCGCCCGTACGACTTCACAAACGATAAGGGTAACCGCGTCGTAGGTGTCACGGTAGTTCAGAACGGGGCTAAGCTTCGCCCGGCATTCGGGACTGCAGCCTATCCGATCGACGGCCGTCCTGAGATGCCAGAACTTGAGAAGATCAAGTTCAAGGGACAAGAGGTCTACGACTCTACAAAGCGTCTCGAGTTCATCGTTGCAGCCGTCGAGTCGACGCTGACTCCTAAGCTGAGCACGACCACGACCGTAACCGTTGACACTGTTCAACCTGACGACGGAGGCGATGATGGACTGCCGTTCTAATGAAGTGCCAAAGCATACGCCCGGCATATGGTTTGCCGACCATTGGGGCGACGACAACAGTCAGCCTATCGCGATCCAGAGCGTCTGGTTAGATGGTGTAACATTAATCGGCGAAATTGAGAGCAACAAGATGGCAGACGCTCGACTCATCGCCGCCGCGCCTGAGATGCTGCAAACGTTGAAGCTATTCTACGACTGGTCGAAGAACGTAACGAAGTACCCTCCGTATTGGGTGCAGACTACATTCGTTGACAAGTGCTCGGAGATCATCGCCAAAGCCGAAGGGCGCACGCCATGAAATACACACCTAACATCAACGACAAAACCGAACGCCTCGCACGTGGTATCACGCTCGTTCGTAGTGGTTCGATCATATACATCGAGGCGAGCTTTCGTTCGCCGACGATGGGCTTTGCTGAGACGGAACAGTTCGACGTGCTCCCCGGTGGTATGCTCGAAGCTATGGAACAGGCGCGCGCATGGTATCGCAGGAAAGATCTCGACATGCACGCCGCGCGGAAGCGTCGCAACACCGAGACACGGCGCGAGGTCCGCATCCGCGGCGAGATGCGAGCAGTCGAAGAACATCGCGCGCAGACGATCGAATCGCAGATCGAACGCGAGATCCACAACGGGTCCGTCGTCGAAGCAGCCCGGCAGGACGTCGCCCGCGTGTGGGCGTTCTATGGTCCGGCACTCGACGAGCATCGCTATCGTACATCAGATTTCCAATGGTGAGCGCATGAAGACTTACGAAGTAACAACGACCGTGACCATCACGCGTAAGCACATGGTCGAAGCAGACGGCGAAGAGACAGCGAGGGAGCAGGCGGAGAGCAGAGCGCTTAATCGCATCGCCAATATAGAGCCGTGGGAACTAATCTATTTGGCCGACGTCGACCACGACCTCGTCGAGATCACATCGCCGAACGACGAAGCGAAGAAGTACATCTGAGGCGTTCACAGTGAACGCAACACATCATTCACTAACCATAGGCACTATGGTCTAAGCCCCCCTAAAAGCGCCATGCTTCACGCGGGATCGTAAGGCAGGCAAAGGACTACCGCACGCGACGAGCTGCTATCGTCGGGCGTGTCCGGGTTCGAGTCCCGGCGGTAGGCAAAAGTATGAGCGATAGCTCAGAAAATCTACCATGCACAGTCAATACAATTCGTTGGCGCGGATTCATGACCGGGTGCAGGTCGGGTTCGACTCCCGATGGTAGGCGATACAGCCGCATAGGCTTTCATGTTCCAAACTTTCAAGGATGTGCAATGGACTACAAAGATTTTCTAATCGACAAGAGCCATATAGGCAGCGGGTCAGGCGTTAAGCCTGTCTTCATGCCCGACAAGCTCTTCGACTTTCAACGCGACCTCGTAGACTGGTCGCTATCGTTAGGCCGTTCGGCTATCTTCGCTGACTGCGGTATGGGCAAGACCGCGATGCAATTAACATGGGCGGAGAACATACATCGACACACGAACAAGCCCGTTCTCATTCTTACTCCTTTGGCGGTAGGGCCTCAGACGGTAAAGGAGTCCGCGAAGTTTGGTATCGACTGCAGGTTCGACAAGACAGGAGACAGTAGCGGAGGCATAGTCGTCACTAACTACGAGTCGCTACATCACTTCAGCCGTCATGACTTCGCAGGGGTAGTGCTCGACGAATCGTCTATCTTGAAATCATTCGACGGGACACGCAAGACTGAGATCACCGATTTCATGCGGCACATACCGTACCGACTACTTGCTACCGCTACAGCTGCGCCTAACGACTACATAGAGTTAGGTACGAGTAGTGAGGCCCTTGGGTATATGGGCTTTATGGACATGCTCGGCAAGTTTTTTAAGAATGATAACAATAACACCGGACTCAAGCGCATGTACGGCGAGGCTCCAAAATGGAGATTCAAGGGTCATGCGGAAAAGCCCTTTTGGAGATGGGTTACCTCATGGGCGCGCGCCGTTCGTATGCCGTCTGATCTCGGATATGATAACGGAGACTTTAGACTACCGGCACTTAACGAGATCGATCATCTAATCGAATCACAGACCGCGCCCGACGGCGCTTTGTTTAACCTTGCCGCCGTGCATCTCGACGAACAACGAGAGGAACGAAAGCGCACGACTAACGAACGCTGCGGACACGTTGCCAACCTTGTCAATCCTACAGGCAAGCCCGCTCTCGTATGGTGTGATCTAAACGAAGAGGCACGCGCACTACGTGACATGATACCGGACGCCGTCGAGGTGTCCGGATCGGATAGCGATGACGCAAAGATCGAGAAGTTCGGAGCGTTCATCGACGGCGATATACGCGTGCTCGTAACGAAACCTAAGATCGGGGCGTTAGGGCTTAACTTTCAACACTGTTCTCATATCACATTCTTCCCGTCACACTCTTACGAGCAATACTATCAGGCCGTTCGTCGGTGTTGGAGGTTCGGTCAAAACAACGAAGTAACGGTTGACCTTGTATATACCGAAGGTCAGAACAGAGTGATGAAGAACCTACAACGCAAAGCAAAGCAGGCCGACAAGATGTTCGAGCAACTGGTGTCGGAGATGAACAACTCAATCGCAATCAACCGCATCAATAAACATGTCAAGAAAGTTCAGGTTCCATCATGGCTCTAATCAATCAACTACTTACCGATCGTTACGCTATCTATAATGGCGATTGCGTGGAAGTGATGAACGATCTACCAGACGGTAGCATTCACCTATCAGTATACTCCCCTCCGTTCGCAGGTCTCTATCATTACAGTAGCGACGAACGAGACATTTCGAACTGTAGCAACTACGACGAGTTCTTTAATCACTACGGATACGTAGTGAAGGAACTACATCGTATCACAATGTCGGGTCGCATTACTGCCGTACACTGCACAGATATCCCTATGGGTAACAGCGGTCGCGATTCGTTGTATGATCTGCCCGGTCATATCATACGATTGCATGAAGAGAACGGGTGGCACTTCATCGCACGACATACGATTTGGAAGGAGCCGCTATGGGTTCGTAATCGCACGATGGTAAAGAACCTCGCTCACAAAACGATCGTCGACGATGCGAGCAACGCAGGCGTAGCCTCTGCGGACTATATGCTGATCTTTAGACGCTCAGGAGACAACCCGGTACCGATAGCTAATCCAACGGGCCTCGAGTTCTACGCAGGTGAGGCACCACTACCAGAGGACTGTCTTTCGTATAAAGGTTGGACAGGCAAGCAAACCGAGAACAAGTACTCGCATAACATCTGGAGGCGCTACGCTTCGTCTATCTGGGATGATATCCGCATGGAGCGAGTACTCCCGTTTCAAGATAGCAAAGACCCGGACGACGAAAAGCACGTGCACCCGCTGCAGCTCGACGTCATCGACCGCGTCGTAACTCTTCGTTCCAACAAAGGCGAAAAGGTGTTTACTCCCTTCATGGGCGTAGGTAGTGAGGTGTACTCTGCAGTACAAAACGGGCGCCTCGGAATCGGAGTCGAACTCAAGAGCTCCTATTTTAAGCAAGCGACTCTCAACATGGAATCAATCGACGTAGTCGACGATTCACAGACAACCCTATTCGACTAAAACACCGGAGACCGTCGGCGGCGCGTGGAACCGTCGTCAGAATACCTCCGAGCCCCGGCGACCGACGGCGAACCGGGCGATATTTTTTTAACTGGAGACAACATGAATCACGGCTCGCTCTTCTCAGGGATCGGAGGCTTCGACCTTGCCGCTCAGCGCATGGGATGGACTAACGTCTTCCACTGCGAGTGGATGGACTTCCCTCGCAAAGTTTTGCATCACTACTGGCCAGAGGCTACAAGCTATGTCGACATCACAACAACAGACTTCACTCTTCACGCAGGACAGATTGACGTCCTCACGGGAGGATTCCCTTGTCAGCCGTACAGCGCAGCGGGCAAGCGCAAAGGGAAAGACGATGATCGTCATCTCTGGCCCCACATGCTTCGAGCTATTCGAGAGATCCGACCTCGTTACGTCGTGGGCGAAAACGTTTTCGGGCTTACTACTTGGAACGGGGGCGTGGTACTCGAAGAGGTGTGCGCTGAATTGGAAGCTGAAGGTTACGCCGTACAGCCGTTTATTATTCCAGCTGCAGCCGTCGGCGCTCCCCATAGGAGAGACCGGGTCTGGATTGTTGCCTACGCCCGCAGCCGCGGAGCGCAGCTCGAACAACTTCCACACACAATCAAAGAGCGGAAGGAGTTTATCGACGAGAGCGAAGTTTTGCATGCTACCGACGCCGAAAGCATGGGATGGACAGATGGGCCTGCCGAGGACATCCGGCAGAACACCAGAGAAGTCGACACATTTGGCGACAAGATTGGTCTATGGCCATCAAATGGGAATACCTGGCAAGACTTCCCAACTGTCTCCCCGATTTGTAGCGGAGATGATGGGCTTCCCCGTGAATTGGACGGAATTACCTTTCCAAAGTGGCGCAACGAATCGATCAAGGGCTACGGAAACGCCATAGTCCCACAGGTCGCAATGCAGATCTTCGCAGCGATAGAACAATATGAACAACTAACGAAGGAGAACACATGAAAACAACCCCATCACTCGACGAGCTACTATCACAGCTCGCACAGCCTAAGAAGGTCACCGCGTACTCATTCGCGGTTCGACTGCTTACGATGTCGACGATTCTTTTGTCCATGCTCACGGCGTTCGTCTTCGTCGCCAAGTGCTTATACTGGACGCTCTCATGGTAAGCGACGAAGCCGTTCGACTCTTAAGCCTCCTCGCCGCACTCGCGATACTAACTATCTACCTCAGATTCTCCGGGGACCGGGACTCATGATATACAACCTATGCGTATCGACTGCCGTCGTAGGCAAAGCCGAGCGCCATCAGTACAACGACCTCGCCGCCAAACTGCGGCGCGTCGAGTGGTCCGTCGATCAGATCGAGTACCACCTGACAAAACGCGGTCACCCGATTTGTAGCGCCGACCTCAAAGAAGGTGCCGACGGTTACGCACGCCGTAACTCAGACGCGTTCATCTCGTCGTCGATCGTCGGACTTGATATCGACAACGGCCGCGAATCGTTCGGAGCGGCGTCGCGGAATGAGTACTTCGCAAAGCACGCCTCGTTTGCCTACACGACGCCGTCTCATACAGACGTGCATCCACGCTACAGGGTGATCTTCGTACTCGAGACTCCGATTACCAATATCACGGAATACAAAGCCCTCACGACCGCACTCGTTCAACGGTTCGCAGGAGATACCAACGCACGCGACGCCGTACGCCTATGGTTCGGTAATCCCGATGCGCAGGTCGTGTCGTGGTATAACACACTCAGCGATGACGAAGTCCAGCGGTTGTTATCATTCGAAGACGAAGTACGCCATGAAGAAACAAAGTTCTCCGCGTTCGGCGCTCGTAAGCTGACAGTCGACGACGTGTCGCTTATGCTGAAGTTCATACCACCGCAGCAAGACCATATCGACTGGAAACGCACCGTCGCAGCCGTAGTCGACGCGCTCGGAGACACGCCCGAAACGATAGCTCTCCTATCGCAGTGGTCCCCGTCGGACGTGCCGTATAGTCAAGTTGTCAAGAATCGCTTGACACGTGTCACGACTGGGACACTGATCTACCTTGCACGGAAGAACGGGTGCCCGATACCAAAGGACATCTACAAAGAAGCGCCTAAGGACGCCGCGGAGACGTTCGACCGGATCGAGTCGTACCTCACAGCGCGCTACGAGTTTAGGAAGAACACCGCCACGCAAACGATCGAATATCGTGATAGCGTAAACGCGGCATGGGAGCGGCTCGACGACTACACAGTCAATAGCCTACTCCGTTCGATGCGCTCGTCAGGTCTTAAGATCGGACGCGACCGGATCTGGGAGATCCTCGATTCGGACTTCAGTGCCGAGTACGATCCGATCTCGGAGTACTTCGCTAACCTACCAGAGTGGCGCGACGGGGATACGGATCATATCGGCAGGATCTTAGATCTCATCCCTCCCGATCCGGCCTATCCCGTCGAAGCGCAGCGGGCCTACAACGACCTGATCTTTCGTAAGTGGATCGTCGCTGCGGTCGCGTGTGCAGTCGATAACAAGCCGAACCATACGATGCTCATCCTGCAAGGTGGTCAGGGCGTAGGTAAAACGACGCTCCTACGCTACCTCTGCCCTGAGCATCTGCGGCACGATCACTACTACGAAGGCAGCATCAACGACGACCGGGACACGCTCGTTTCGATTGCGAGGAGTCTCATCATCGTCGACGACGAACTCGAGTCCCTGACGAAGCGAGAAGCCGAGAAGATCAAATCCCTCATCACCTCATCGGATAAGCGCGTACGGCTCGCCTATGGGCGTGCTGAGACCACGTTGCGTCGTAGGGGATCGTTCGCCGGGTCGGTTAACCGTCGGTCGTTCCTGAATGACGAGACAGGCTCCCGGCGCTTTGCCGTGATCTCGATAGGTGGGTTCGTAGATCTGGGGGCGCTCTTCAGTATCGACGTCGACGCCGTCTGGGCTCAGGCGCTCGCACTCAAGCGGGCCGGGTTCCAGTACTGGACGTCACCAAAGGACATCGAACGTATATCAGCAATGAACGCGAACTACGCCGTATCAACGGAAGCCGATGACCTCGTATGGAGATACGTCGAAGCGCTGCCTACCGAGTCCGCGGCCGGCATGTCGAATACGGAGATCATGACGATGCTTCAGGACAAGATCTTCCAAGAGAAGAACGCGAAGATACCGTGGCTCAACACGTACCAGCTCGGAAGAGCCCTCACAAAAGCCGGCTTTACTCAGGTTGTCGTCAAGGACGGCGGCCGGGCGCTGCGCGTGTGGAAGGTCAAAATACGGGCGATCGGTCGTTCGGTGACCGGTGAGTCGGAACCCGCAAAGGTGCACGAACTACGTAGTGCGTACGTACAAGGGGCGGGCGATGCCTTCTGAGTACTACCTTTCTCACCTTGATGAGTGGCTCGGGGTGCAAAACCCGAAAAGTTCTGTAACCGGTTTAAGTGAACCGAGTAAGCCGTTGACAACGAACGAGTTAGCACCTGTCCAAACGGCTGAAAATGGCCTCCGGTTACAGAGTGAAAGTGATTTTTCCTTAAGAGGGAAAAACAATATCAATAATAAGTATAAGGAAAACGGCTTTTCACTCTGTAACTCTGTAACCGGAGACAGTGCAGGTCGGATCGTACCTCCCGACGAGGTGCTCGCGAGTGCCGACCTCGCTCGACAACGGAACAGGCGCGACCGGGATCTGATCGCCCTCATGCATGAGTCGAACGTCAACGACTGGACGTGGATCGAACATGCCGACGGAACGTGGACGGCTCATCATTCTATCATATTCGAGGAGGCAGTGTGAAGGACATCGACGAAGAGTTTGCAGAGCTTGAAGCTCGCAAATGGAAAGAGCATCTCGACAAAGAGGCCGCATCCCGTGACCGTGCAAAGAAGAAGCGCGCAGGCGAGGGGCCACCGCCAAAGGAGCACGAGATCCAGACCGCGATTTCTAAGGCCTTAGAAGCCGCGGGGTATATGGTGGTGAGGGTTAACTCGTCAACATCGCTCACAGCGCACGGGAGCCGCCTTAGCGCCTATCGTGTGGTGAACATCAACGCGACGTCAGGTCATGCCGACCTCGCCGTTTACAAACGCGGGCGCGTGTGGATGCTCGAAGTCAAGCGTCCCGGAGGTAAGCCGTCGGAAACGCAGGTACGGTTTGCTGAATGCTGCAATCGCTACGGCGTGCCCTACCACGTCGTGACAAGTCCAGAGGATGCACTTGCTATCCTGAGGCTACCATGATAGCGCAGGTCATCGCACACCATGCCGCGGCGCTGATAGGCGTCCACGTCGCCGAGATATACGGACGTTCACATCGCAGACGCCCGGCCCTTGCACGTCATCTCGTCTGGTTCGTCTTACATGAGCGCTTCGCGTGGGACTACTCGTCGATCGCTCGCGAGTTCAACCGCGAGCGACAACCCGTGATGCGCGCGGTCGAAGCCGTCGAAGATCAGATCGTCTTGTTTCCTGACGTTAGAGATATCGTCCGCGTCATGAGACAGGAGCCCTATCTCCAGATGGTGCAAAACTATTGTCCCGAATGCCCTAAGGTTGCAATATGCCAGCAGGACGCCCAACGAAATACGACTGGGAAGAACTCGAACCCCTCATGAACGAGGCGATCGAGGGCGGCTTCTATATCGAACAGCTCGCCGCTCATCTGGGCATCCACGACGAGACTCTTCGCGAATGGGAGTCGATTCACCCTGAATTTTCCGCCGCGGTTAAAAAAGTACGTCAGGCATGCAAACGCCGTATCGCTGCTCTTCTCGACGCTCACGCCTACGGTGGGATCGAGAAAGGTAACGGCTCGGTCGCTATCTTCATTGCGAAGAACGTTCTCGGATGGCGAGACCGTAGCGAGGTAGAGTCGAAGGTAACTCAGACGCAGGAGCTCACAGTAAAGATCGGCGGTGCTCGTCGCAGTGGAGAAGACGATGAGCCGGATCACTCTTGACATAGAGTTACACGACGCACAGCTGCGGGTCTGGAACAACAGACGCCGTTTCAACGTCGTGAACTGCGGACGCCGGTGGGGCAAGACGGTACTCGCCGAGGCTGCGCTTGCCGAGTGTATCACGACAGGCGATCCGGCTGCGTACTTTGCGCCGACGTACAAAATGCTGATGGACGTCTGGCGAACGGTGAAGAAAGACTTCGCCGCGGTTATCGCCGACACGAACGAAAGCGAGAAGCGTATCACGTACATCAACGGCGGCCAGCTCGACTTCTGGTCGCTTGATAACTACGACGCGGTCCGCGGTCGTAAGTACCGACGTGTCGTGATCGACGAGGCCGCGATGGTGACAAACTTAGAGGAGGCGTGGACGATGGCGATACGTCCAACGCTTGCAGACTACAAGGGCGACGCGTGGTTCTTCTCGACGCCTAAGGGGAGGAATTACTTCCATACCTTGTCAGAACGCGCGGTCACCGATGAAACGTGGTCATACTGGCAGATGCCGACGGCCGCGAATCCATACATCGACGCGACGGAAGTCGAAGCCGCACGTAACGAACTTCCGAGTCTGGTATTTCAACAAGAGTTCCTCGCTGAGTTCATCGACGTGCAGGGCGCGCTCGTTAAGCGTGAACATCTGACTCACGTACCGAGCGACCGCGTGCCGTCTGGCCTGCGCTATGGTATGGGCGTGGACCTTGCTATTTCCAAGTCGGAAACCGCAGACTATACAGCTATCGTCGTCGTCGGTTACGATCCCGAATCGGGACGCCGTTACGTCGTCGACGTGTGGCGAGGTAAGGTCAGCTTTCACGAAGTCGTCGACACTGTGAAACAGTACGCGTCGAAGTGGAAGCCGCAGCGGATCAACATCGAGGCCGTGCAATATCAAGTCGCGGTCGTGCAAGAGCTACTGCGAAAGACGTCGTTACCTGTTAAGGCTATTAAGCCGGACCGCGACAAGGTCACGCGCTTTCATGCGGTCCTCGCACGCTATGAGCAACTCCTCGTCACTCACGTGACAAACTTAGATCCTCACTTCGAGCGTGAGCTCCTATCGTTTCCGATCTCGGACCACGACGATATGGTCGACGCGCTCGTCTATGCCGAGCTCGCAGCCGTTAAGAATCAAGGCGCGGGCGTTCTCTTCACTTAACAGACTATCACATGGGTATCTTCGACCGTATCTTCAGAACGAACGAGAAACAGCTGCAGCTCTCCGAGCGCGGCGAATTGCCGGGACTCGCGACGTTAGCTTACACGAAACACTCCTTCACACCGGTGACGAACTTCGCGCAGGCGTACCGACTGTGGAAGGACAACCCGGTCGCGCAGGGATGCACGATGGCGTACTCGCTGACGATGCCGGAGGCGTATCTCGCCGTTCGTGATGGTGAGGGCTTCATCTACGATCACCCTGTCTCAGTTCTCTTCGCTGGCTCGTCGTGGCGTCTTAGCATGGCTACGGCGATGACGTACCTATGTATCGGTGGGAACGTCTACTATCACAAACGCCGTAACGCTGCGGGCGCGGTGATCGATCTCAAGCCGTACTCCGATGCTAACTTCGCGCCGGTGCTCGACGAGTACGGCAATATCCGCGCGTATCACTACAATAACGGTTCGACCACGTGGGAGATCCCAAAGGATGATGTCGTTCATATACGCGGCTTTTGGGTGGATCCTGCTATTAGCTACGCCGGCGGCTCTCCGATTGTACTCGCATCGTCGACGATTGAATCTTACAACGAGGCGAGCGGAACGATCTTCAGCATCCACAAGAATGACGCGATGCCTAAGACGCTGGTAATCTACGACGAGGAGATGTCGCCGGATCAGGTGTCACTCGCCGAGCGTTCGTTCAAGCGTAAATACGGCGGCGAGCGCCGCGGGTCGGTCGGTCATATGTGGGGAGTGAAGAGCGTCGAACGTTTGGCACTTGATTACAATGAACTCGGTATGGAGTCGACGTTCTCACAATACGAGGCGCGGATCTGCGGCGTGTTCCGCGTGCATCCGATTATCGCTTACACGTACGCGGGTATCATGTCGTCGACGTACTCGAATGCGGAGCAGGCGTCGAAAGACTTTACGGACATGGTACGCGTTCCACTGTGGAATATGATCGCCGACCAGATTAACGAGCAACTCGCGATCCCCGACTTCGGCGTCGAGGTAGGTTTCGACCTGAGCACGGTCGAAGCTCTGAAGCCGTCGGCAGAGTCACAACGAAGCACGGCATTGCAGGCATTCCAAGTTGGCGTCATGACGTTGAACGAAGCGCGCGAAACGTTCGGGCTTGACGCGGTTACGGGGGCGGGCGCTAACGAAGTCGACGATAACGACACGGACAACAACGACGACGATATGCAAACGGCCTCACGTGATACGAGCGTGCAAACGAAGGGAGGCGCGGATTCGTCCGCGAGCTTTCGATCTGATGAGTTAGACGACGAGACGTACTTCAAGGCCGTTGATGATATCTCGGAGAAGTGGGCGAAGCGTATCGCGGTGTCGTATGGTAAAGAAGTGCGTAAGCTCGAACGTGAGATCCTCGGGGGTATCAAGGCGCACGGCGCAGTCATGACGAAACAGGAGGGCGACCCGTTTGACGTCGAAGACTGGACGGCGCGTTTCTTAGCTGCGACTGAGGACGACCGCAAAGGTCTCGTCGAAGAGATGATCGCAGCGGCTGCAAAAGATGTTGACGCTGAGGACGGCGAGTACGGCAAGGCACGACGTGAGGGTATCGACGAGTCCAGTCAAAAGATCGCGGACTCGATCGGCACGATCCGCGACGATGTGCGCTATATCCTAAATCAGTCCGGCGGCCTGTCAGCTGACGAGATCGCGGCATTGCTGCGTAAGAAGTTCGACGAGATTAGCGTCGCACGTGCTAACGCGATCGGTAGAACAACGGCGACGGCGACGACAGGTAAAACGCAGAGCGCAGTCTGGAAGACGGCGAGCGACCGCGAGTCCGATCCCGATCGTAAGATCGTGAGACAGTGGATCTCGTTCCCGGGTGCGCGCGATGCTCACGCCGGAGCAAATGGACAGTGGGAGAATGTTGTAAGCGGACTCTTCACGGTGGGCGGCGAGGAGACGGAATATCCAGCCGGGCCGGGGCTTTCAGCAAAGAACGCCGTCAACTGCCGATGCATCACACGCGCACGACGCAAGATCGACTACGACAGAGCAACGCAGGGCGGATGATAGATGGTGCAAAACTATCCGAACGCGTTCGCCATGTTGCGTCAACTCATACGAAGGTAATCGAATGGAACTGACGAAGTCGCTTCATTCCTGTCATATCAAGGCCGTGAACGCTGACGAGGGAATCCTCGAAGCGGTCGTTTCCGTATTTAACAACGTCGACAGCGTGGGCGACCGCGTGCTCCCGGGTTTCTTCGAGCAATCGCTAAAAGGCAAGATGCCGAAGGGCGTGTGGATGCACGATTGGAACGCACCCGTCGCGAAGACGTTGGAAGCACGTGAACTCTATCCGAACGATCCGCTACTCCCTGATAGCTTGAAGGGTCTCGGCGGATTGTACGTAAAGGCTAAGTTCAACCAGAACACGCAGCGCGGACGCGAGGCGTTTTCTGATATCAAGGAAGGTATTATCGACGAGTTCAGCATCGGGTATTCCGTGCAGGAAGACCGCATCGCGCCGGACGGCGCACGCGAACTCGTCAAGGGGACGCTCTTCGAGTGGTCGCCCGTTTTGTTCGGAGCAAACCCGCAAACTGCAATCGTTAGCGCTAAGGGACTCACGCAGGATATCGACGACGTCGGAGCTGAGGTCGTTCGTCTTGTCGCGAGGTTGAACGAACGCGCACAGATTCGCGAGAAGGAAGGACGCACGCTTTCGTCGGCAAACGTGGCTCGTCTCTCATCTCTCGTCGATGCTCTGCAGAATGCGACCTCATCAATTAAGGAGCTTATTGACAGTGCAAAGCCTAAGAGCGCACGCGCTCAAATGGAGATGCAACGTCTGCGAGCTCTTCATAACTCACGTCAAAAGGACAACCAATGACAATCCAACAGCTGACTGACGCGATCCGCGTGAAGTCAACAGAGCTGGAAGTCCTCACCAACATCGCAGAGCCTACGGCTGAAGATGTTGCGAAGGCTACAGAGCTGAACAACGAGATCGACACTCTCACTAATCAAGTCAACGAGGCGAAGTCGTTCGAGGCTATCAAGGCAAAGAACGCGAAGCGCATCGCAGAAGTAAAGACGGCAGTGAATGAGCTCCCGTCAACATCGACAGTAAAGGTCGGCGAGTCATCAGCTAAGGCAAAGATGAACGAAGCTGACTACAAGTCGTACGTAACTGGTCTCTTCGTTGCGGGTCTCTCGAACGAGAACGCACGTCAAAAGTATTCAGACGTCACAGGCGTTGAGTACAAGACGCACACGCAAAACCAAGATGCGACCGGCGGCCTCTTCGTACCTGAAGAGACTTCTTCGTACATCATCGACCTCAAGGAAGAGTACGGCGTATTCCGTCGCAACGCTCGCGTTGAGCCGATGGGTTCTGAGACGATCCGCATCTTCCGCACGAACGACGATGTTACAGCGTACTGGGGTTCGGAAGCTACAGCGTACACAGCATCGGACATGACGTTCGGTTCGGTAGTGCTCACAGCGAAGAAGCTCACAGCGCTCGCAGTCATCAGCGAAGAACTCAACATGAACGCGACCGTCAACCTCGGCCAGCGTTTCGCAGACTCGGTCGCTCGTCAGTTCGCAAAGAAGGAAGACGAAGCCGGTTTCAACGGTGACGGCACATCGGCCTACGGTGGTATCACAGGCGTAGGTAACAAGTTCCGCCAAGTCCTCGAAGCTGCTGGCGGCACATGGACGAACGACACGCACAAGGGCTACCTCGGCGGCGCACAAGTTATCAGCGGCAACCTCTTCTCTGAAGCTACGCTGAGCGACTTCATCACTGGCGCTTCTAAGCTCCCGACGTACGCGCGCGCAGGTGCAAAGTGGTATTTCAACAAGACAGCATTCTCGGCAAGCGGCGAGCGCCTCGCACTTGGTGCGGGCGGCGTGACTGCAGCTGAGATCGCGGGCTCGTTCGGCATGCGCTTCCTTGGCTTCCCAGTTGAGATCGTCGACGTTATGCCAAGCACAGACGCGAACTCGCAGGTCTTCGGCTACTTCGGTAACCTTGCACAAGCCGCGTCGATGGGCGATCGCATGAGCACGTCTATCAAGACGGACACATCGCTCGGTTTCCAGAACGACACGATCTATGTGAAGGCTGCCGAGTACGTCGATATCGCAGTACATGACGTAGGCAACTACAGCGCGACGGCATCGACACGTGTTGCGGGTCCTATCGTAGCTTTTGTTTCTCAAAACTCATAAGGAACCCAGAACATGAACTCACTCCAAAACGTTAAGTTCGTAAACGTGACGCCACCTGCGGCTATCGTTGACAACGCAGACTTCGCTACGACTGCGATCGATACTGCGGGCTTTGGTAAGCTCGCCGTTATCTTCTCACTCGGCGCGACAGATATTGCGATGGGCGCTCTCAAGCTGCAGCAAAGCGACGACTCAGGTATGAGCGGCGCAGCTGATATCAGCGCGACTGTATTCGGTGCGACTGGTAACCCGGCGCTTCCGTCCGCAACTGACGACAACAAGATGTACGCTTTCCACGTAAGCCTCCAGGGTAAGAAGCGCTATATCGATCTCGTCGCAACTGCGGGCAACGGCTCGGTAGGTACGTACGGATCAGCTATCGCAGTTCTTTACAACGGTAACGACTTCGATCCAAACGCAACGGATCAGAACGTCGGCGCGGTTGTGTATTGCTAATCAGAGTTTCTGAGTTCGGGGGCTACGGCCTCCGAGCTGAGAACCTCACACGAAGGAAACAAAGATGGCCATTACAGGATTCACGGGACAACGCCTCGGCACGCTGCAGACGATCTCCCTCGTCAACCATACAGCGCAGACGATCACGCCTCCGGACGGCGCGGACTTCCTCGTCTTGCAAGTTCAGCAACACGACGCGATGATTACGTTCGACGGGACGAACCCGACGACGACCGTAGGTTTCAAGCTTACGAAGGACACGCCGTTCAAGATCGACATCGGCCAGGATACGACGATTAAGATCATCGCTATCTCAGACAACCCGGCCGCGCACTGGCAAGCCTTCAAGACTAAGAAGGACAACGACGCATGATAGAGAACCTACTCGGCGGCGGTGGTGGTGGCGGAACCGTTGACACTATTCAAGCGGGAACGGGGATCAGCGTCGACTCGACGAATCCTGCGAGCCCGATCATCACCAATACCTCACTCAATACAGACGAAGTCGCGAAGGTATCATCGAACGACACGACCGCGGGATATCTTAACGGCAAGCTCGTAGCGAGCTCGGGTATCTCCTTAACTGAGAATAACAACGGCGGTAACGAGACGCTCGGTATCGCAGTTTCAAATCTCGACGCGAGCGCGATCACTACAGGAACGATCGCCACTGCGCGTCTCGGCAGCGGCACCGCCAACAGCACGACGTATCTTGCAGGCGATCAGACCTACAAAACAGCTGTGTTGTCAGTTGCTAGCAAAACTGGTGCCGTTACGTTGGCTGCTGCTGACATTGCATCTGGTGTATTTGCAACAGCACGACTCGCAACTAGTGGCACTGCATCGAGCACAACGTACCTGCGCGGTGATCAGACATGGGCAACTATTTCAGCTGGCGACACAACATATGCATTGACAATACAAGACGCTGAAAACACAAGCACGCAAAGAAACCTTGTTTCATTCACAGTGCCAGCCAACACGATTGCTGATGGTGAAATTGTACGCATTGATATTTACTATGAATCGTACAACATGAGCGGTGTGCAGTACAACTTTACAACCAATACAGTGATTGGTGGTAGCACACTGACGAGCAATGTTGCAAGTATTGCTGGTGGGACCAATGGCAGATATGGCATTGCGCATTTCTTCTTTATTCGTCAGGGCTCGCAACTTGGTACGATTTCAAGTTTCAGCAATGATGCATATCGTGCGCAAGAGTTTGCAAACCCTACGATGTTTGCTGGTGGCTCGAACGTATATGACACGCGTTTCTTTTCATATCTTTCACCGAACTTTACAACCAGTCTTACGTTCGCAGTTACTGGACAGTGGTCGACTGGCAATCCATCAGCATACGTGCGCGTATTGAATGCGCGCGCATACAAACTCGCGGGGCAACAAACATGATCTCAAACATGATTAACTTCGGCGTTGTTGTCAATGCACTTGGGTTGAAGGGTGCAGGGTCACACCGCACTTACGAATCAATGGTTGAGACTTGGCTTGACCCAAACGAACGCATCCCGACTGAGGACGAGTGCGTCGCGAAGTGGAACGAGCTCGTCGCGTCTGGTTATTTCGAGCCGCCTTACTTTGTCAAGCGTGCGGAAGCGTACGCGAACAAAGGTATCTATCTTCAGGACATCGCAGAGTTGACAGGTGAGCTCGCGATGGCAAAGGCTGCGAACAACGCCGCAGACGTAGCGAAGTACGAAGCACGCCTCGCCGAGATCTACGCAAAGCGCGCAGCAATCAAGGCGCAATTCCCGAAGGTATAACGCATGAGCGACAACTTCACAAAGTGGATGCTCGGGATCAGTGCGAGCGCTATCCTCGCAATGGGTGCGGCGCTGTTCTCTACAGTCGTCGCACTGCGCGAAGATATGGCAGTAATCAAGAGCGAGTTCACGAGCCTCCGCGTAGATGTTGCCAAACTCGAGATGATACAAACGCAACTTGCAGACCATGAGTATCGAATCCAATGGATCGAACGAAGTGGAGATCACACGGCCGCCGCGAATACGTCGCGACGTCTGGACTCCCTTCGACGGTCGCTACGCTGAGCCGATACCCGTAGACCGCGAGGAACTCGACAAGGTTGCAGAGCTAACACTCGCCGAGCGCGCGATCCTCACGTACGAAGAAGTCAAGCTGAAGACGCGGATCGCTATCCTCATAGCGCCGCACGTTTTTACCATCATCCGAGGTAAGGTTATGAAGAACTGGAAAACGACCGTGACTGGTATCGTTGGCGCTATTGCAGTCGGAGCGCAGGCCATCTTTGGCATCGTGATCCCACAGGAAGCGATCATCGCAGTAACTGTCTTTCTTGTTTCGCTCTTCGCTGAAGATAGCAAGTAACTTAATCGGGATGTCCTGTCCATGCCGAATCCACCCGTACGCCTTAACGCCGAAGAGCTGCGACTCATTCGGGAGCATCGACTCCAGGGTGTAAGCGATAAGCTCAGAGTAAAGGCACAATCAACGAAGCCAAAGCCGGACGCGCCCGTGGTCACAACTGCGGGCCCGTTCGGCGGTTCTGTCTCCGGTCCGTTTCAAGCGGGCTATGACGAACGCGCCGAGCCGGTGGTCATTCGTTCGCAGTCGCTCGGTATCATTAACGACTTACACGTCCCCGTCCACGACGTCAACGCGTGCAACGCTGCCGTCTCGTATCTCAAGAAAGCAGGCATCGACACGCTCATTCTTAACGGTGACGTCGTCGATATGTACTCGCTTACAAGGCACGGACGCGACGCGCGGAAGTACGGCCTCCAATATGAACTGAGCACGGCACGCCGTGAGCTCGAAGCGCTGCGGAAGTTTATCGGCGACCGCGTCAAGATGTACTATGTCGAAGGCAATCACGAGAACTGGTGGAAGCGTTACATGAGAAACGTCGCGCGTGAGCTCGACGAATACCAAAGCCTAGCCGATACGTTGAAGCTGCGCGACCTTGACATCACGTACGTCGATGACGGCATGGGAATACAGGTCGGCAAGCTGCGCGTAATCCACGGCCATGAGATCAGCGGGTCGGGTATCTATGTTGCAAAGCGTAAGCTCGACAAGGCTAAGACTAACATAACGTTCGGTCACCACCACACCTCGCAAGAGTGGACGCAGACGGATATCCACGGAAACCAGACGGGATCGTGGGCGATTGGCTGCTTATGTCAGCGGACGCCAGAGTGGAACCGTTTCTCAGGTTATACGCTCGGCTTCGCTCACGTGATGTTCAATAACGACGGCGCGTTCGAGTTTCATAACAAGCGCATCATCGACGGAGTGGTGCGGTGACCATACCAAAGTCGTTCGACCTCGGCGGTTATACGTGGCGCGTGCGGGTGTGCAAGATGAGCGCCGTCTATGGCGAATGCGACTACGACTCGCATACGCTACGGATCGCGTCACACATCGACGGCAAGCGCGTAAGCGCGGAACAGCGGTTCGCGTCGTTCCTACATGAGTTCTTTCACGCCGCTCTTCACACGTTAGGACGTAACGACGATGAAGAGCTCGTCGCCGGATTAGAACAGATGATGTTTCAAATGACGAAGTCTGCGAGGTACGAATGAAGTTCTCATGGCTGACGATCGCTGAAGATGAGATCGGCGAGAAAGAAGTCCCCGGCCTAAATCACAACCCGCGGATAATCGAGTACCATCGCGAGACGACGCTCAGCGCTACTACTGACGAAGTCCCGTGGTGCTCGTCGTTCGTTAATTGGGTTATGAAGCGTGCAGGGTACACGCCTACGCGATCAGCTGCGGCGCGGTCGTGGGCGACGTGGGGGGTCGAATGCAAACCGACTGCGGGATGTATCGTCGTGCTCACTCGTAACGGCGGCGGTCACGTGGGCTTCTACATTCGCGAGACGGACAAGTACGTGTTCATCTTAGGCGGTAATCAGTCGAACGCCGTCAACATCAGCGCCTACCCTAAGACGCGCGTTATCGCGTACCGAATGCCTAAGCACATGAACGACGACGACCGCGGATACTACGAACTGATTACAAAGGGTGACAAGAAATGGCCTTAACAACAGCGGCAAAGATTCGCGCTTCGTGGATCAACATCGGAGACAGTACGCAGGACGCGCGGCTCGGCGTGCTTATCACACAGGCGGAGTCGATTATCGAGGGGATCTGTAAGCAGCCGATTGCGTCTGCATCGGTAACATACGACTTCACATCGAACGGCGACCGCGTCTTCGTTCTCCCGTACACAGTGCCGGTTGTGCTCACGTCGCTACAGTACAAAGCAAATCCTACGGACGCAGCATGGACAACGGCGACTGGAGCGATCGTGACGAAAGTCGACGGCGTGTCTCAAGTCTACTATGAGAGCGGTTTGACGTCGGGCTACCTATGGCGCGTGAATGCGACGGTAGGTTTCGACGGGACGACTCACGTAGTGCCAAAGGACGTCGAGAACGTCTGCGAAGAGATGGTCGTCGAGCTCTTTAAGTTTACCGACTTCTCAGGTCGTGAGAACCGTCTCGGACTTCGTAGCGTAGCATCGACTGAAGGCGGCGTCATGACGACGACGATCTACAAGGAACTCACAGATCGTTTTCGGTCGAAGCTCTCACGGTATATCGCGAGGGTGTGGTAATGGCGCAGACGCCGGAACAATACGTTCGTGAGTTGATCCGTCGCGTGCCGAGTATCGTCAAAGATGCGATGGACCCTCAGATCCTGCAGGCCGAACTCGCCGTCGATATCTCGGACAACATGGACAACGAAAACAGGAATCCCGTCTATCCGCGCGGAGGTGGCGATAAGTTGCAAGTCGTAACGGGCGATCTCTTTAGAGCGGCCACCGTGTACAAAGCCAAGGGCAACGCCACGACCATCAAGGGCGGCGGCACGATGTTCTCGTTCGTCTGGGGCATCGATCTTGACGTGATCCCATACGCGCGGATTCATGAGTTCGGAGGACAGGCCGGACGCGGACTGAAGACGACGATACCGAAACGCCCGTACATTACTCCCGCGTTTGAGGCGTTCGCCGGTGGTGACAACACCATCGACGCGGGCGGATTCACGGGATCAACAACGGGCTTCGCGCGCATCGTGAACGAAATCTATTTACGACTTTCACTGGTATAACATGGCCACGACTTCACGATACGCATACATCCTCGACACGCTGCGCGCAGGTCTCGCAACGGAGACGACATTCGATGTTCATAAAGTGTTCACGAAAGAAACGTTCAACTCGACAACGAAGACCGTAGTTTACGTGAACGTTATCAGCGACGACCTCGCACAACTTAACGCCGAATCGAAATACATCTACGACGTGCGTACGATCCGCTGCGGTATCTACGCGGTAGCTCTGCAAGGTCTCGACAGTAACAACGCCGGGACGGGAGCGATAACGCACGGGAGCA